CTAATACAGCAGCAGAAGAATTAGACCAAGACATCAGACCTTACTTATCAATCGTTACTTCTGAAAATGTTTTAGATTGGAACTACGTTAGACAACCTAATGGTAAATACGAACTAGACTATTTAAAAATTAGAGAAGAAGTTGATAGAGAAGGTGGTACTTACATGAGGATTTGGTACTTAGATAGAATTGATACTTTGTATATGCCAGAAAGAGAAGAACCTAAATTAGTAGATAGTGTTCCTAATACCATTGGCAAAATACCAGCAGTTATTTTATATAATTCTAAATCACACAAAAGAGGAATTGGTCAATCAGATTTAACTGATATAGCTGATCTACAAAAATCTATTTACAATGAATACTCTGAAATGGAACAATTAATCAGATTAACAAACCACCCATCTTTAGTTAAGACTCCAAGTGTTAATGCAAGTGCTGGTGCTGGTGCAGTTATAGAAATGCCTGATGAATTAGAGCCAAACTTAAAACCTTATTTATTACAACCATCAGGTTCTAGCTTACAATCAATAATGGATTCAATTAACAACAAAGTTGAATCTATAAATAGAATTGCACACACAGGTGCTATTAGAACTACAAAGACAGGGATTAGTTCAGGTGTTGCATTACAAACTGAATTTGAATTACTTAATGCTAGACTATCTGAAAAAGCTGACAACTTACAAATTGCAGAAGAACAATTATTTAATCTATATGCTATGTTCCAAAACACTACATTTGATGGAGAGATTAATTACCCAGATACATTTAACATTAGAGATTACGCAACTGATCTTATGTTCTATCAACAAGCAAAAGCAATCAATGTTCAATCTCCTACATTAATGAAAGAGATAGACAAAGAAATAGCTAGAGCAGTAGTTGATGATGATGAAAAACTAAATGATATATTTGATGAGATAGATAGTAATTCAGAGGTTGGAGAATTTACACAAGACGAAGTAGAACAAGAATCTGTAGCTGAAGAACAGATATAAAAAAGGCGACCATTAAGATCGCCTATTTCATTAGTTAATTAAATTTTAATTTTCAGGTCTAACGTATGAATAGCCTAAATCCTCTTGCTCTTTATAATATTCTTCTTTTGTTGCATAACTTCTACCATTTCTTGCAAGGTATCTTCCTCGACTTTCAGAAATAGCCCAAGCAATCGCAGTATCTCTAGGTTGATTACCTAATGGTTTATACCATTGACCTCTTTCTCTAGGATATTTTTTATTATTTATAAAAACTTGAAAGTTATATCCGTCCCAAGTTTTTTCACATTTAACTTTATTGATTGTATTTGTCATTGCTCTCTCCTTTATTTGTTATTTATATATAAAATGTATAAAAAATTGATATAAAGGTCAAATAAAAACGAGCATAGTATTTACTAGCTTTTTGGAGTATATATTAGAACATAATTAGAACAAAATGGCAGACATAATCAAAGACGCAACTGAATACCGAATCAAGCAAATAGAACTTGCAGAAGCTAAATATTACGAAACCTTAATTAAAACATTAGACAAGATAGAAGCAGAAGTAGTTTCACTTGCTGGAAGATTACCTACAACAGATGGCAAGTTAATAGAACTACAATCAGCTATTGCTATTAGACCACAGATAAAAGCTATTCTTGAAAGAGAATATTTAGCATGGTCAGATACAGTTGTTAGAGAAGGATTTAACAAACAAGCTAAACGAATTGAGAAAGCATTTAAACGTATTGGTAATATACCTATTGAGTTTCAAGAAATAACTAAAGGCGATAAAGCACTAATCCAAAATTTAAAACAACAATACTTCACACAGTTTAAAGATGTATCAAATACATTTACAAGAAAGCTATCAGAAAAGGTTTATCAGAATACATTAGTTGGTTCAGATTTTACAGTATTAGAAAAAGAACTTAGACAAACTATTAATGGAATATATGCTAGTTCTGATGACCCTGAAATTCAAAGATTAGTTACTTATATTAAAAGAAATCAAAATTCAGACAATCCTACAATTCAAGCTAAAGTTGATAAGTCTGTTCAAACATTACAATCTAAATTTGCTAGAGATCGTGCTGGAGAGAACATGAAACGATATGCTGGACAGATTTTAAATGATTCTTTAAGAGATTTTGACGCAACCTTAAACCTTAACAAGTCGCAAGATGCTGGTTTAACTTATGTCAAATACTATGGAGATGTTATTCCAACTACTAGAGAGATTTGCAGAAATGTAATTAATGGAGTATATAACAAACGACAAGGTGGACTTTTTACCATTGATGAAGTAAACGCACTTTGGAATAGTAGAAGTTGGAAGGGTAAGAAGTCTGGTAATCCTCTAATAGTTCGTGGGGGTTATAATTGCAGACACCAATGGAGTTATGTCAATCCTGATTGGTATGACGAAGCTGGAGAACTAATAATATAAACAAACAAGGAGTCTTACATGACGCAAGAAAACGAGGTTGTTCAACCGATAACTGAACAAACAGAAGCACCTACTGAAACAAAAGTAGAAACAACACAAGAAGTAAAAGAAATGAAATTTACACAAGATCAACTTGACAAAGTAATTTCATCAAGACTTGAAGCTGAAAGAAGAAAATACGAAAAGAAACTTCAAGAAGAAGAAAACCAAAAAGCTGAAATAATTAAACAGAAACAATTAGAAGAAGCTAAAACTAAACAAGACCTTGAAAAGATTATGCAAGATAGATTATCTGAAAAGGAAAAAGAATTGCTTAGATACAAAAATCAAATCAAAAAAGAAAAGGTTGATAACTCTATTCTATCTGTTGCTTCTTCAAACAAAGCTATTAGTCCAGCACAAGTAGTTGCTTTATTAAAAGATGAAGTAAAATATACTGATGATGGAAGAATAGAAATAGTTGATAATAATTCTAATGTGAGATATAACTCACAGGGTGAACTTTTGACAATCGAAGATAGAGTAAAAGAGTTCTTAGATAGCAACCCACATTTCCGTCAAGGGTCGTTGTCTGGTTCAGGAAGCCAGAGTGCTATCGGTGGTAAAACTGTTAAACCCTTCAATTTACAGGACTTGGACTTAACAAAGCCAGAAGATCGTAAAGCCTATCAAGAATATAGGAAGAAACGAGATTCAGGTGCTGTTGAGATTAACTTAAACAAATAATAATAGGATAATATCATGGCTAACGAAAGCACAAGTTCTACACTATCGGAACTATACACAGAGATAGTAGCAGAGGCTCAATTTGTAGCATCTGAAAAATCCATCATGAGAAACTTAGTTAAAAACTATGCGATCTCTGGTGGTGGAAAAGCAGTTGAAGTTCCTGTCTATGCACAAGTAAGTGCAGCAGCAGTTTCTGAAGCAACTGACTTATCTAATACAGCGATTGACCCAACATCTGTAACTATTACAGCATCAGAAGTTGGTGTTATGACTACTCTAACTGACTTAGCAAGAAACTCTGCACCAAGAAATGTTGCAGCAGACATTGGTAAGTTATTCGGAGAAGCACTAGCAAGAAAACAAGACGCAGATTTAACTGCATTGTTTGATGGCTTTAGTGTAACTCTTGGAGATGGTACAACAGCAATCTCTCCAGCAGTAATCTTTAATGCTCTTTCAACTTTAAGAGCAAACGCATTACCAGCTAACGAGTGTGCAGTTGTTGTACACCCTAAAATCGCTTACGATCTAAAATCTGGCTTAACTAATACTTTTGCTGGTTTAGATACTGAAACTTCAAACGAAGCACTACGTGCTGGTTTTGTTGGTAGTTTAGCTGGTATGCGAATATTTGAAACTTCAAATATGGCTAATACAGGTACTGCTGGTGATTACAAAGGTGGTGCGTTCCATAAAGATGCACTAGCAATCGCAATGATGCAAGACGTTAAAATCGAAACTCAAAGAGATGCTTCTCTAAGAGCAGACGAATTAGTCGCTACATCAGTATATGGTGTTGGAGAAATCCATGACTCATATGGTGTAGAATTACATCACGATTCATCTATTCAATAGTAATTGAATACTTTGTGGGGGCTAGAAATAGCCCTCGCAATTAACTTATAGGAGAATAAAATGGTAAAATTAGTATTATCAAATGAGAAGATGGTTACTTTAAAAAGAGGTAACAAAACAATCACTAGAAGTCAGTTAGACTATGAAACTAATAAAGTGATGTATGATTTTAGAGGTTTTAAACCTGTTCAAGATGTTGTAAAAGAAGTTAAAGAGGTTAAGCAAGAAATTATCGAAGAAGTTAAACCTAAGAAACGTAAGACAAGAAAGAAAAAAGATGAACAAGTGGATTTGGCTAAAGACTAAAAAGAAAGTTAAATGGATTTGGGTTAAATCTAAAAATAATCCAATGTATTCTATTCCTTTAGCTTGTTTAATAATTTATTTAATTTGGAAGTAACATATGGCTAATTATACAGGTGCTGACGTAATAACTGCAAGTGATGTAACTAAATATCAACCAGACGCATTTGATTTTGGTATTGCTTCAACTGACACAGAAGCAGTTAATTTCTTTGTACAAACTACTAACGATATATTCAGACAATTAAGAATAGAGTGGTGGCAAGTATATAAGACTAACATATTCACAGACATCACAGTTTTAAATACTGCTGAAATGGTAAATACAAAAGTTAATTTAGATCAGTTTGAACGTGCTGGTGTTTATCTATTTTTGGGAAGATTCTTTTTACCAGCATTAACTAAATTCAGACCAGAAACAGAAAAAGATAGATTTGAAAGAATGGCAGAATATTACATGAGTCAATACAACATGGAATGGAGAATGATCTTAGAAGATGGTGTTGAGTATGATGTTGATGCAGATGGAACTATTGTATCAAACGAAAGAGAGCCTTTACATGGATTTAGAAGATTGATTAGATAATGGCAATAGAGTTAAAAATCAAAACTAATTCAGATTTGGTTAAAAAGCGATACGCAAGAATACAAAAGAAATTTAAAAGCATTATAGAAAAAGGAATACTACAAGCTGGTTTCCAATTACTAGATATAATCAGAACTAAAACTTCAAAAGGATTAGACTTTAGAGGCAGACCTTTTGCACCTTACTCACAAGGGTATATAAACCACTTACAAAAAAAAGGCTATCCAACAAAAGTAGATTTATTTTACTCTGGTAGAATGTTGAGTGCTTTAACTCCATCTGGTAAAACTATAAGAAAAACAGGGACAAATAAAGTTAGTGTTAATTTTAGTAATCACAAATGCGTCAAAGAGCAATATTTAATCAAGTATTAGGTAAAACAAAACGTGAATTTTTTGGATTTGATGATAAAACTGCTAATATAATAAGAAAACAATTTAATAGATTTGTAGCAAAAGAATTTAGGAAAGCAAGAATATGAGTGTAAGAGAAAACATAGCAGTTAATTTATTATCAGTAATATCTAGTATATCTAGTCCAACAATTAAGAAGGCTACTAGACAACCTTTTATTTTAGATGAATTATCTGAACAACAATATCCAGCAGTAATAGTTCAAACATCAGAAGAAAATAGAGATGATAGTGAACTTGGAAGTGGTGCTAAAACAAGACATGGTACGATTGATTTTGTAATACTAGGTTTTGTAAAGGGTGCAGATATTAATATAGATACTAAAAGAAATGAATTAATAACAGCTATTGAAACTGCAATAGAAACTGATATTACCAGAGATGGTAATGCACTTGATTCGGAAGTCATACAAGTAGAAACTGACGAGGGTAGTTTATTTCCTGTTGGTGGAATAAGAATGACAATCAGATGTATGTACGAATATCAATCAGGAACACCATAAGGAGATAACCAATGAGCCAACTAGATAAATTACTAGATAAAATTACTAAGAAAGTAGATCAAGTAGAAAAACTGCACGATAAAGAATCATTACTTTGTGAAGAAGTTAAAGATTTAATTGAAGAAATAAGAGAAAACCATGTAGAGGAAGATCATACTTGGGAAGAAGATGATGATAATTTAGAAGAAGATTTTGATGAAGAAGATGAGGAAGATATTGACGAAGAAGAAGATAAATAGTAAAAGGACTTATGGCTAAAGATATTAAATTATATAAAGGTAATTCAGAGATTACGATTAATGAAACAAACCTTGAACATTATTTAAAACTTGGCTATAAGCAAGAGCAAGAA